TTATATGGAAGAATTATCACTTTTTCTTATTGTCTCACTTCCAATATAGATACTTGTAATGATTGATATTGCTCCGGCGAGCTCGATTGGGGGATATTTAGTAGTATAAGTTGTTACACAAAATAGTACTGCTCCAATTATAAATGCTATAAATCTTTTACTTTTAAACATTTTATTTTAAACTATCACTTGTTATTAAATGTTGACTTACAATTGTAGCAACTCTCATAAGTTCTTTTGAAATATTTAGATTCATCGAATTTACCGTTTCAATTAGAGTTTCTATTTTATGGTCAGTACTATTAAATCGTTCAGTTATTTCTATGAATTTCTTACTGTTAAATTCTTTTTCAGTTTGTACTTGTTGAGCAAGTAACTGAGCTTTTCCTTCTGCTTCTTTTTGCGCCAAAATCGTTGCTTTTGTACCTAAGTCTTTGTCAGTAATTACTTGTTTAATTTCACTATCTTCTTGAGGTTTTTTAAAGTGAAAGTAAACTGCAAAGATACTTCCAAGTAATCCTATCACAAAGATTATATTTGATGTAGTTAATATTGTATCAACTGTTGTTAAAATCATTGTTATATAATATTTTTAGTTGCATAATTATGTCTAAATGTTACATAATTATATATGTTATATATCCAAACATTTTTAGTATTAATATCTAACCCCATCACCAATAGAAAATATATCTTTCACTATTGTAAAGACACTAGTATCACCTTGTTCTATTGTAATATCATAAATATAATCACCTGCTGCTAAAGAAGCATCTGTTCCAGTTCCAGAAAAATGTAATGTACCAGAAGCATCTGTAACTGTTCCTGTCTTAAATAACACAGTTGAAGCATCAGTAGTTTTCTTCTTAACTGTTAAATAAGGAGTATATCCTGTAATGTTGTTTATATTATAAACACTAACATCAAATGAGAATGCGTTATGCTGAAAGATTGGTATTTTATTATCTTGTGTTGCCATTATTGATTGTTATTTTTATATATATTATTCAATTATTTCAGGAGGTTCGATGAGCGTCACTTCAACTTGCGGACAACTTTCTAATAATTCTTTTACGCTTGCAAATACAACATTATCAATTATATCTACAGGAAGTGCAAAACCTTCTACAACTTGAATTGGTTCAAGTGCAGAGTATGAACCGTATTTACCTTTAACTCGGTCTGCTTGTTCCTCTGTCATTAAAATCATTTTTTCCATAATTATCCTATTACTTTTTTAATTGAAAAATATGTGACATCTCCTGGTGTTCCTGTCCTTATTCCGAAATATTCAGTAGCACTTCCACAATTAACTATTTTAGTGAATGTACCCGAACCTGTTACCCCACCAGTACCACTACTAAACTCAATATAAACATTTGCTAAAGCAGCAGTATGTGTTATTACTATTCTATATTGTTCCCCTACAACATTAGCGTTTATAGGTGGTGCTTTCAAGATTAGATTATCTGCTGTTCCACCAGCAAATGTAGCAGTATTATTACTTATAGTCCAATTGCTGGTGGTACTTGTCCATAGTGAATCATCATTAAAATATGGGTCAGGATTTAATTCAGGACCAAGTAGAACACTATCTATATTATCTCTAAAATACTTATTTATGTTATACAATGCTAAATGTGCTGAACCTGCACCATAACCTAAATTACCACCAATAAAAGCGTCACACGCTGTTGCTATTGAAATATAAGTTGGAGTACCACTATTATTGGTACAAAGCATAAATACATTAATTGATGGAACTTCTGCTGACGCTCTGGATGCATTAGCAGCAGAATTTCCATTTACCATAGTTTGCATCATAATGTTTAATCTTTGCTGTCCCATCATTCCAATTCTTGGAATACCCCCAGCCATATATAAACTTGAATTTATATAGTTGAATAACATATTATCAGTGGCTCTAGCATATAAAACTGCTTTTGCACTTGCAGAACTTAAAGCTCCAATTAAACCAGCCCAAGTCCCTATTTGTTGGTCAATCATAGTTATTCCCTGAGAAGCTGAATTTAATGTATAATTAACACCATTAGTTGAAGGATTAAAATTACTATTTAAGTACTTGGTAGCAGCACCAGTAAAACCAAGTGTAGTATTCCAAGCTATACCATTTACTGCTGTAGCATTATATAAATCTCCTTTCCAATTCAATAAACTTGCTTGTTGTGTATGTAAATCAAATCTATAATAGCAATCTAATTTATCCCAGACACCAGCAACCTTTAAGTCAATAATTGTTTTATCAATCAAGTCAGCAAGTAAGGCTGATGGTTGAACACTCATACGAGCAAATAAAGCAAGTGCTTCATCACAATATAAAATTGGTTCAATGTAAACATCACTTATTGAAACAATCCCATATATTTGTGCTAAATTAGTTCTTCCACTTATAATACTTCTATTCACATAACCACTTATAGGAGAACTATTAATCACACCTAATATTTTAGATTGATTGATTTCCCCGTATTTAGGGATATATGTGATTGTTCCAGTAACTGACATTAAGAATAAGTTATTTTATTATATATTCATCATTTAATATGCAACATAAGTTCCACCCGGTACTATCCAATTGCCTACATTGTTCCAATCAGTTGACACGGTGTGAAAATAACCTGATATACTAGGTTTATTATACCAAATTCCTTTGTATTGAAAATGTGTGGTACTTATATAATCAAAAGTCATTAAAGGATAAAAACTACCACTCTTGCCTTGTGATATACCTTTTGTATATGTATAACCTGTTATAGTTACTGTTGCAGGTAATGTTGCAGTTAATGTTCCAAAAGACGGTGGATAGGAATACATACTATCAATTGTAGCAACTGTAGTGAGATATGTATATCTGTTATCTCCGTAATAAAAATGTCTTATGGAATCAAATGTTTGATTAATTGTTGCAGGGTCAATATCAATATATGTCATATTCAAAACTATTGTAATTGGATAAATAGTACCACCTTCTATACTACCATATACAGTTGTACCAGGACCATTACAATATAATCCAGTTAATGCACAACTAGTTAAAGTTCTTGGAGTTGAACCCGGAACTTCAATTTTCCAAAAACCACTCATACTACTATAATCATACGATGGGTCATCTGATACTTCGTGAACTGGTGAATAAAATGTTCCTTCTGATGTTGTTAATTGTAATTTAACATAAGCAGGTAAATTAGAAGGCGGTTTTTCACCCTTTTCAATTTTAAAATAAAGACTGGCTGAACCGCTAACTATCATTCCTTGTTGGTTGTTTGGACAATCTTTAATGAATACAGCAGGTAAAGCATACTTATTATAACCTGCAAAATCTCCCATTCTATAAGGTGCTCCACCACTAGGGGAAAATAAAGCGTTATGATTGACTAAAGAACTAGTGCATAATTCAGATAGAACATTAGTATCTTCTCCCAAAACATTTTTTATATTTGTTATAGTTATATCTGATACTTCAAATGTTTTTGTTGTTGCGTTCCAATTACTTATCGTACCAATCGTCTGATTACTTGATATGGGTACATATTTGCTACCTGTAGGAACTGTTACTATTTTTCCCATTAATATTCTTTATTTTTATAATATTCTAAATCTTTTCTTAAACCGTTAATTTGTTTTTGTTGTTCCTTGATTGCCTGAATAAGCACTGGGATTAACTGCACATAATCTACTGCTTTATAATCCTCATAAATTGGATGAATTAATTCTGGAAGAACCTCTTCTACTTCTTGCGCAATAAGTCCAAAGTTGTTTCTTTCATCTTTTGCCGAGTTAAGTTCTTTTGCTTTATCATTCCATTTAAAAGAAACAGGTTTTAGTTTATTGATTATGTCTAAAGCAGAGAATGGTTTTATGTCATATTTAAGGGTCTCATCTGAAGAATAGTAAGCTGTTATTTCACCAGCAGCATATATATTATTTCCTGAATAAATATAACCAACTGCGTGTATATAACTACCTGCTGATATATTACCACCAACACCAATACCACCAGTTGCTGATGAAAAACCACCTGCTATAACTACAGTTCCTACTGTAACTGCACCATCTACAATTAAGTTATCATTTCCAGCGTCGCTATCTCCTCCAACGTGTAATCCCCCGTTAATAGAAAGCTTTGAACTTGGTGCTGTAGTTCCAATACCTACATTACCACCGTTAGGCTGTAATGCAAGTTTTTTAGTTGACCAAGATGTATTCTTACTAGCTGTTTGTATAACGCCACAATCAACAGTATCATCCGTACCTAATTGTAATTCAGTATATACATTAGCAGTATTAGATTGAATTGATATACCATAACTATTTTCAGTAGCATATGCGGTATTTTTTAAAATTGTAAGTTTTCCGTTATCTGGTGTTATAGTTCCAATACCTACATTACCATCATTGGTTATTCTCATTTTTTCCGTTGCATCTGCGCCTGTTGCAGTACCAAAAACCATATCAGCATTGTTAACATAATAACCTGATTGTTGAACCATTTTTATAATTCCCTGTACACCATTATATGCTGAATTAATAATATCAAAAGATAATCCTAAACCATCATAATCTGCTTCTGAACCTGCAGGGTTACTGTTTGTACCACCTCCACCTATAGAAAGTCTATGACTTGGTGTAGTAGTTCCAATGCCGATATTACCTTCTTTAATTCTCATATCTTCATACACAACACTATCCCCGTGTCTGGTTCTAAATATCATATCTTGTCTCCAAGTGTCTCCACCTTGGTCAAGTACATCTATACTTCCAGATTCAGCATTATTGAAATCACTAAACATAAGTTTTAAATGTACAGGAGTCGCTACAGAACCATATGTTGCTGTTTGTATATTTACAATTGGAGTAGGTGCTTTTATATGTAATATTGTTGAAGGTGTAGTAGTCCCAATACCAACATTACCACTTGTGGCTAATACTAACTGATTTGCATTATTAGACCAAGTACCAAGTATTAAAGCCGATTCTGTATTAGTACCAGCATAATCTGTGTATATCTTAGCTGGTGAGTTACTGCCTGGTCTTAACCAAAGTCTATTGTTATTTGCAGTATTCTCAGAAAAAATAGTAATACAATCAAAAAACATTGGGTCTGTTATAGGGGCGTAATCTGCTATGTTCGCATTTGCAGCAGTTCCAAAGGTTCTATATGCTAATTTATTAGTATTTAACCAAGCAATTGAAGTATCTTGTTGTCCTAATTTAGTTGCTATAGTAGTAGCAAAGTTAGGGTCATCACCTAAAGCATCACCTAATTCTTGAAGTGTATTTAATGTACTTGGAGCAGCACCTACTAAACCTGCCAATCCATCTGCTAATTCAGTACTATTAATAAAATACACACTATGTGCTGAGTTATTATGAGATGCTGGTGCAAATGTAGAAGGTTTATCAGTTAAATCATTCCAACTGCTAACACCTCCTGTTGAAGCATTCAAATATCCTCCACTCCAAGTTAAACCTGTTCCTATTGAAGCTTCTTTAAATAATCCATTTCTCCAATCAGGAAGTGCTGAAGGTGCTGAAGTGAATGCAGCCACTTCACCACCTGCATAAAAACTAAATGGAGTTCTGATTGAGTTTGTAGAAGCTTCAAAGTAGAATGCTAAAGACGAATCAGTAAATACTGGAAGTTTAACATCAGTTGAACCACCACCACCAAATGAGCCACCGCCTGAACCACCTGAACCATAGACTCCAGAACCTACTTGCCCATCGCGCCTTACTGGCAAAAGTGGATATTGAGTTATATTTATAGACATATTTGCAAATTATTTTAACTTAGAAATTCTCTTGTACTTGCGCATTCAATCATTACGCAATTCATATTTTCATATCTGTCATTATATGTTCCACCAGCGATATAAAATGCTTTTGGATTATCATTTTCATCATAAGAATATGTACTATCCTTAATTAATTTTGTAGTTACTCCGAGTAAGAAATCTTTTACATTTAAAGTTCCTGTTAATTTACTCCTTGGAACTTTATATTGAGATAATAAAGACTGAGACAAAAGGTCAATTGTATTATGTATTGTTACATCTGTTCCACGATATAATCCTACTATATTAGTACCAGATACAGTTTCATCAAGGCCTGAAAATGCTCCTCTTGATACACCATAAGGTCCGGTTCCATTTGTTAATTTTATATCTGTAGGTTTTTTCTTCATATTAACAATACTATTTATATCTGCAGTTCTTAATATGCCTGTATTTGATATTTGTATTTTATTTGAATCTACAATCTGTAGACTTATATTTTTAATAATAATATTTTTTATATAAGCTTCCGTTGAATTTGAAATCCAATCATCTCCTAATTCCTGTCTTATAAGTGGCGGCACTATAGCACCAAATGCTGCATCTGCTGGTATATTAATAAATATAGAACCGCTCAATAAACCGGTTCCTGAAACAACTGCATCAGAAATTGGAATGTAAATCATAACAGTTGTCCATCTATCATCAATTCTACTTAAATCAACATTTTTTAAATATGCCTTTTTTCTAACCCAACTCATATCATTTGTAACCCATACAAGTTCATAGTTTGCATCAATTTCTCTTACGTATATATTAGAGGATGCAGTAGTATCTTGCCAACCTGAACCATTCCACCATTTATCACCTATTTTAATTTCAATACCTTTTAAATATAAAGTATTGATAAATATTTCTCGTTCACCAGGAGTAAGTATATTGGAGTCGTTTTTTGTATTTACATACACATCCATATTCAATTGTAATTGCAAATTATCGTCTTGTTTTATATTAGATTGAGGAAATGTATAAGAGAAACTGCCAGATGCACCAGGAACTTGTTTTATATAAAATGTAGGGTCATCTAATTTTACAAAAGAATCATTTGCTTGTATTCCTTCAAAACTTGCGGGATAAGTTAACGTCCAGTCTTTCATTGTAACTGGACTAAATATGTTATATGTTATACTATTATTAGTATAAGGAATACTAGGACCATAGGATGCATTTTCTGTAGTAAACCCATAAGTATAACCTGTAAAACTATAAGGGTCATAGTTAACTTTTATTTGATTAAAGGATGGAATAATATCTAAATTAGAACCTGTTTCAAACCAATTTATATCTTTATTTGAAATATCAAGATAACCCCCAAGAGTTAAAACATTTTCTGTAAACATTGCTGTATCATACACTTTACCTTTTGCAGTATTGTGAAGATTTATTGGGTCAATAATATAAATATTTGTACCTCTAAAACTCATTGATAAACCAAGTGCACCGAATATTGAATTAAGAACTTCTCGACAAGACATTGCAGTTAAATTTTCATCAACATAGTTTTCATTATTTACTTTCAATTCTGCAAATAAATTATAGTCAGATGTTTTTGTATTCAAATCATTATTGGTGTAAATATTATAGAATGCAATAATTAATTTACTTTGAATATTATTCAGAACTTGTCCAATTGTTTCAAACCCTGTATATAAAGTACCATCACTTTGTTTATAATAGTACTCATCAAGTAATGCCATTCCATCATTACATTCTATAGTAATTTGAGAAGGCACATTATAGCCAACACTATAACTTTCACTATATAATCCGGTATTTATAAATCCTTGCCAAACTAGATTAACCCCACTTACACCGTTATATATTTTAACCACATATTTTTGTGGGTCAATAGTAAATAATCCAGTTAAAGTTAATGGAGTAGAAATTACCTTAATAGTAGCGCCGGAACCTGTTGTAGGTGCATAAATATTATTTACATCACCATTGAAGGAAATATTTAATGGGTCTCCAGTAGAAGTTAAATAAATAACATCACCACTATAAGTAGCATCTTCTATATCAATTGTTGTAATTCCTTGACTAAGACGTTTATAATTTATACGATATTTTACAGCCATTACGAATAACTATTTATTTTTCGATTTTGATAATCCATATAACCTTGTAAAGAACCGTTTTGAAATTTAATTAAAACTGTTCCACCACTCATCATACTGGCAGATTGACTATTGGAAAACACTTGTGAACCTCTGGGAATATTAACAAGTTCGGGCCCATTTTCACCAACCATAGATAAACCACCTGGTGCAAAGTTTGTTCCGTTAGCAAATCCGAGAACACTTTTTAAGCCTGAACCAAAAGAAAGAAGTCCTTTTGCAGCGCCAGATTCAGGAAATAAAACTTTTAATGCGATAAATACAGCAGCATAAGCAGCAACTTTTATTGCCATTTGTTTTAACATATCTTCAAAAGCTTTTGCCATTCCTTTCCATCCACCCTCAATTGAAGCAACCATAGTTTCAGACATTCCTTGTATTGTTCCCATTTGATTTTTTGTTAGTTCTGCATATTTAGTTTGTTCATTATATATTGCAGGCCAGTTTATAGTTGGAGTTTTGAAACCACTTGTAAGATCAACCTTACGTGGTTTATATATACCACCATCTAATGGTTTACTTTGACGACCTAATAGTTCAGGTCTGAGATATTCATCATTTAAATCTTTAACTTCTTTGGCCAATTCCTTAGTTGCTCCAATTTCTAATCTTGAATCCTTCATTATAGCAGTATTATACCTCATTTGTGCGTTATACTTAGCATCTTCAGCTGTTGATTGAAAATTGTATAATAAGACAAGATTATCTTTTTCACCACGTTCAAGTTTTTGCAAAGTCATATAAGAATCTACTTGTTCTTGTGTAAATCCTGCCTCTAACATTCTTGTTTTAGCAATTCCTTCTTGAGTTTCTAGAGCACCTTTTTTAAAGTGATCATAATATGCAGTTGCAACACCGTAAATAGTACCCATTTCACTAGTTTGTTTATCTGTCATATCTAATGAAGTTTTATATGCTGTCATAGCAGCTTCAACTTGGACTTTATTTATAGATACCCAATTTTGTTTTTCTAATCCTAATTTTTTATCTGCAAGTGCTTGTGATTTATTATTTATTTTCTCTTCAATTACTACAATTTGACTCCATATATCTGCACGTTCTACTTTAGTTTTAGTCATATCAGAAGCAGCTTCTTTTAACTGGGCACTTTGTCTTTTCAAACCTGCTATTTCCCAATTAGAGAATGCACTAAAAACTTCTAAATCATCGAATTTCTCTGCTAATTTCTTTGCTGCTTTATAAGTTTCATCAAAACCTGAAATTATATTACCAAAACTTGCAGTAGATAGATTTCTTAATAAACTTTTAAATCCACCCTCTAAACCTGCAACAGTAAACTCTAATTTATCTGCTCCACCTTCTGTAGAGTTCATTGCTTTTTTGGCAAAATCAAGTGCACCGGCAACCCCTCCAACAACAGCACCCATCTTCATAAATGCAGATGTTACTTGTGTACCAACATCCGTTGTGTTCTTTCCATAATCCTTTAAGTGTTCTTTAGACTCTTTTAATTTTCTGATAAGTTCAGCATTATTTGCAGTCAGGTTTAAATTTAAATTTGCTGGCATATTGATTGATTATTTTATATCTTATATATTCATAATAAAAAAAGGGGTTAATTAACCCCTGATACTTTTCAATGAATTCCAATCTAATGGTTCATCTTCTTTATTTTCTACTATTTCATCTGAAAAATTCATTAAAGTTAAATCTGAGGGTGAAGTTATTTCTCCATCTTCTTTAAGATTCGGCAACATAAGATAGAATGTTTGAATTCTCATCAAATTTCTTTGTATTTTTAGGTTTGCTTTTTCTTCATCTGATTTATATTTTAATGCAAGATAAATTTCAAGGAGTGTTAATTGGTAATAATCATCTCTACTGATTCCTAATCTGTAAATACAAAATGCGCATAATTCAGTATTACTTAGGTTACTTATTTTTTTTTACCTTCACTTGAAGTTTCAGCAGATTTGGGCAAGAATTTAGGCACCAAACTTATGAAATCAGTATACATTTTATCATTTGAAAGAAACAATGGCATATCTTCTCTTTTTAACTCAAGTTTTTCTCTTGCAACTAAATGTCCTTCTACAAGGCAATGCCAAATAAGAGGTTCGTAAAGATAAATCTTAGAGTTTTTTATTGGACCCAATGATGCATCATCATTACCCATAATTTCCGATAAGATTTCAAACCCATAACCAGTTTCCATCTGAATTTTACCAAAAACAAATGTGCTTAGGAAAATAGGATATTTTTTCCCTTCATATTCAAGAAATTCTACCATATATTATATTATGTTATTTTATCTAGTACTTACGTCCCAGTCACCTTTCATATCACAACTGAAAGTCATAAAATCTTTGTTTCCAGGGTTTGTACCTTTCAAATCAGTAATAGCTACCGTTCCAAGTACAAAAGTACCTGCTGTTGAAGCATTAATAGGTCTGAATTGATAACCAAGTGTCGCATCAGTACTCATTGTACGTAATAGAAATCCATAACCCAATGAACTATCAGCGTCTCCTTGAATGTAACCCTCAAGTGATGCAGTAAGTTCGTGACCACCACAAGATTGGTATGTGTTTTTTAATCCATCTGCAAGTTGAGTAGTTTCAACTAAATTAGTTCCAAGACTATAATTGAAATTTTTGCAATATGTAAACGGTGTTCCTCCCATTAAAAATTGAAAGTCTATTCCTTTTATTTTTCCCATTTTATTAAATTATTTTAAGTTTTTATAATATATATATTCATTCTTAATTTTCATAAAGAATATCGAAGCTTAATGTTTTGTACCACAATTCATAATCATAATCATAAGCGGTTTTGTCCCCGCCGATTGAAGATATGTTTCTTATTTTGTTATCGTCGTAATCTTCAAAATATCTTAACAATTCATCAGAAATTGTATCAACTGTAATATCGTCCGGTGACAAAATTTGAATTGATAAATCATAGTGCTGAACACAATCTTTATGATTCATATCACCTTCTGATGATACTAAACTTTCATCAAAAACCATCCAATTTTTTGTATTGTTTGTTTTAAGAACATTATCATCAATATGAATGTGTCTTATACCGCCAGTAATGAAAGTATTTAATGATGCATCTGAAGTAATACACGTTAAAATATCATCGAATATCATAATAGTGTTTTATTTATTTTTCTTGTTAAACGTTCAACAATTTTGTTGCAATCATTTGAAAAGTTTTCTTCAATGTTTTTTACCATAGGTGCAATTTGTCTATCAATTAAAGGTTCAATTTGATTTTTTGCTTTAATTTGACCTCTGTTTGCGCCTTTTTTTGTTGTTCTTATTTTTGTTCCTGCATCTTCCCACCTAATTAAAAATGGTACTCTCCCAACTAATCCCGTTTTTACACCTATTGATCCGTGTTTATGTATTATAGTACGTACTCCTTTTAAAGGATATAGATAATATAATCTACCTTTATATTTATATTGTACAGCTGATGAAAAACTTGAATACAAAACTTTGATAGGTTTAACAATGTATGTGTTTGCATTTGACCCTAAAACTGAAACAATTACTTTCTTTTCAATTTCTGCAGGTAAAACATCTATCATTTCCAGTGTTTCTTTAAGACCTTCAACTTCATATTTAATTGTTTCCATAATGATTCGCAATTATCTTTAGTATATGGCGTGGTTCTGTTTCAATCACTTCAATTATGTTATACCATTTTTCATCATACAAAATTCTAAATGTATTATCAATTATTTTTGTATCAAGTGTCCATCTAATAGTGAATTCAGTTGTATACAGGTATTGTTCACCTATATTAATTGTCGATACACCTGAGCGAACATAAACACCGGCAAATATGTTACAATATTCCACATATCTAAGTTTCTCTGAAAGCATCGAGGTGATATCTGAAACACCCTGATAAATACTAATTCGTTTATTTAATGGATATTTAAGCATTTCATTAAAGTAATTTGTATTGTTGGCATAAACTATCACATATATCATCATATATGTCTGTTTTATCATACATTCCCAAAGCCTTAAATATGATTGCTTGTTTAATAGGTTGTGGAACATCACTATTGTTATTCCAACCTGTAGTAAAGTTAATAGCCAATAAATCTGTATCTAAAGTAGGGTCAAATGAAATAATAACATTATCATAACTCTTTGTAGTTGTATATGCTGTTACTAAAGTACTGGAATCATTATTTAATATACTTGTGATTGAATTATAATTACCTTGAGGGATAACTAATTCACTTCCAGTAAAATCTTTAAGAGTAATAATGTTACTTGTATATGCAATGTCCTGATTTATAAATCCTTCTCTATCTCTTGTTGCAGATATTAATAAAGAATCGATATAATCGTTATCATCATTTTCATTTAAAAATAATGAAAACGTTCTTTTTATAAGTGCTTCATCACTTGCTAATGTAACTGGGTATGATATTTTTGTTTTTGTTATATACATTTGAATGAATTATTTTAGTATATATTCATAAAAAAAGAGAGAGCTTTAACTCTCTCTTTTCAGAATATTTTAATTGACTAAAATTATGCTATGCTACCGTCTCTGATTGCAAAAGCTCTTTTGTTTGTAACACCGTCATCAACCATCATACGTGCTGTTAATACGATTTCACCTTCTGGTGCTTTTGTGAGATAATCAACTATTACTTCTATTCCGCCCCAAGTTCCAACTGCTACTCTAGAAAAGTCTCCAAAGATAATTTTGTTGGCTGCTAATTGTGGTGCGGAAAATGAAGGATAACCATTAAGTTCATTACCAACCCAAATTGCGGGTCCTGTAGTTGTTCCTAAAGCAATAGTTCTCTTTAAGTAACCTTTAATTGAAGGAGATGTTACGTAAGATGCTGGACGAATACTCAATCCACCTAATGATGCTTCTGCATTTACAATATCTGCAAATGTTAAAGGAGCGCCAGTTGTAACGATTTGAGTTGCTGCATCAGTAAGAATGTTAGCAAAAACATCTTTTACAACTGCATTCCAAAGTCCATCAACAAGGTTCTGATAGATACCATTGTAAATTGCTGGGTTAGTTTGAACCAATGTTTCAGTCGTTATTGTTTGAGTATGTGTAAGACGTCTTGCTGCAAGTAACAAATCTTCAACGTTCATTGAAGCGTCTGCTCTAAAGGTTTCTCCTGGGAAAATTGCCATATCTTCTGCCATTGAAGGAACTACAAAGTTACCATTTAATCCTGGGTAGAATGTTACTCCTAAAGAATGAAGGAATGCTTCACCGGGTGCTAAAACAATATCTACAGAATTAGCAACTGTTTTGTTGATAACATCCGTGTTTGAAGTTGTCATTATTGGGTTTGCGCGGAATTCGAGTTTACCTCTACCATTTACTGCTTCGTTAAGGAAATCTCTGAAAGAAACTCCTAATGTTTTAGTTTCGTTTCTTGCTTCAACTGCAGGTACATCAACAGATTTTGATCTTTCTGCTTGTCTTTTTGCTGTTTCAATGTCAGCACCAAGTTTAGTATATTCTTTTTCAAGATTTGTAACTTGAGTTCTGGTTTCATCAGTCATATCAACTGCTAAAATAGCGTCAATCTGAGATGTAATTCCAGTACGTTTTTCTATAAGTTCATTTAATTTCATATTTGATTTGATTATTTTAAGTTTAGTTTATTATATGTTAGTATATATATCATTGAAAATTCGGAATTTTACTTTTTTCTTTCCCAATTTCTCTTCAAATAGATTCTTGTTATAAAGTCTTCATTAAGTTTCTTACGAGTCTTAACAGATTGTTCAGTTTCCTCAATCTTTTTGAGTTCTTCTGCTTTTCTTGTTTCTTCTGCAGTAATTTCTGCTTCCTTTTTTTCAATTTCATCAATTGAACGTGCAGCAACAGATGTGTTTGGATATGCAGGATGATTAACGGTACTTACATCATAGAGACCATTAAGTTTAGAAACAGTTCTAAGGAATGTACCGTCAGTTCTTTTTTCCCATTTTTGTCCATCATTTCCAATATTAAAAGCGAATGAATTTGCTGATAAATCACCCCTTTGAACCAATACATATAAGTCATTAGCATATGAAACGTTAGGAACTTCTGCCCTGAACATTAACCCTTTATCATCTACACTTAATTTTAATGAACCACTTGAAGTTCTTGCAACAAGTTTTTCATTATTATGATTGTAATTGTAAATAACATCAAGGTTGGGTGAGTTAAGAACTTCATCGAATGCAGTTCTTGTAAGCACTTCATTGAAAGTTTTTCCTTTTTCAGTAAGCAATCTGCTTTCTTGATTAAATAAAGCAGCATAACCAGTGATATAACGTTTGTTATCTTCTTCAATTGATCTGCAATCAATGCCATCAGCGACATTGAAATATCTAATTTCTTTTTCCATTAGTTGATGTTATTTTAGTATATATTAAAGTTTTACACCAGTACTTGCGTCCTGAGTATTTGGTCCACTGTTCAAACTTTCCATTGTTGTCATCTGATTGAATAAATAATGAGAATCGCCACCTTCAATAAATGACATATTTTCAATCTCTCTAACTTCATTCATTGTCATTCCTGCAGTTTTTTGCAATGCTTCATATCTTCTCATTCTTTCTTCAGTTGATAATTCCAAAATTGCATTGGTGTTATATTTAATGCTCATTCCATTATCTATTTCATCAGTTGTTAAAAATTTCATTTCTAACTCTTGTCTATTTGAATTTAATGTATGTGATATAGTACTTGATTTGAAATCGAGTTGAAGTGATTGAATATTAGAATTCTTTTGTGCCTGCATTATATTCAAATAATGAGGTGGAATTTGATAATATGCTGCTATATTTAATGTCGCCTTTTCAATAGTTGCTAAATAAAGAGCATCATTTTGGTCATTTGTCAATTCCTGTATTTCACTATTTCCAGGCAATCTTGGAAATGCAACTATTTGGTCGAAATTACCCGTAACTCGAGTTTTATTTGAGTCTATATGTGTTCCTCCTGCTTCTTTTCTAAATTTATTAGCAGCATCTTCAAGTTTTGCAACATCACCAGATGTAACAGTTGTTTTAAGATATTTTGTAGTCTTAGCATCATTCTCATAATAGTTTGTAATAGTCTTATTGGCTAAATACATTCTTTTAATTTCTTCACTTAATACATTATAAGGTTTTAAAGCAGTAATTCCATTATATGTATCTCTCTTAAAGTGTATAATTTCACTTGAATCAAATATTGATTTAGCTCCATTAGTTGCAAATCTGTACTTAAGATAACCATTTTCAAAAAAAGGCAATCCAACAACTAATGTAGATGGAACAAATTCTAACTCTATTGCACCTGTTTCAGGATCTTTATGTATAATAGCAAATGATTCACCTTCTGTTTGCTTCACCTTTTCCATTGTATGCCAAAACGTATATCTATTTGTATATCCATTTGGATTATGATGTAACATATGATAACGAGGGTCACTCTTAACTACTTCATCAAATCCATCATTTACATCATTATATAAACCAATTGGAATACTTGCAACAGTATTTGCGATTATAGTTGAACATATTTCTATTGCAGTATTGCACGTATATGTAGTTGGAAATACATTCAAAGGTCCGTTTGACATTTGTGTATATCCCACGTAATACATTGTAGGTTGGAATGATGGATTGAACCATCTCTTTACATTATCTGAAAAGCTCATATTTAAAGTTTATTTTACTTATATATCTATATATTCAAGCTTTTTAGAACGCTTGTATATTCGGGTCATAATTTTTATGGAAAAATAGGGCCATAGCATTGTTTAGTGCAATTGCACCGTCTTGACTATCTCTACTTTCATTTCTGAATATCTTAAGATTACCATTAGCATCTGCACTTCGTATTCTTGCATTTTTCCAGTTCCAAGTCATAACTGGGTTGTCGCTATAAATAAGTTTGTCTGAAATTATGGCTACAAGTATCTTACTTAAAGGTTCTGCCATATATTTTGTCCACTGATTAACCTTATAATGTTCACCACAATTAACATCTTCAATATATCGTCTGAATTCGTTCCATCCATAAGGGTCATAACCAATACCAACTATGTTATATTTATCTGATAATTCCTTAATTCTATCAGCAATAAGTTTATAATCTATGTAAGCATCATTACATCGTGTAATATGTCCGTCCTTAATCCATTTAGTTAAGTTCTCTCCACCTTTACGTGTTAAGAACTTTGATTCATTTCCAATCCAATAGTAAGGATATGCTTCCCACTTATCATCTTCTTCAGTATGAAATAGACATACCAAACTTGATAAGTCATTTGTTTTACTTAAGTCTAATCCTAAATAACAATCTTGTCCCAACCATTTTTCTAAATCAACTTTTTGTCCCGCTCTAATACGATGTTCAACACTTAATACTTCTTCTTCATTATAATCAATGAATATATTCAAGTCTTTTGTTTTGAAGTCTGCCTTTGCCTTTGGCGAGAATTGAGCATCATTGTAAAAATCTTCCATACGTTTTAATGGCTTCGTGTGCCCTAGAGATGGATTACATTTATGCCATAGGATATTATTACTTATATCTTCAGGGTCATCTCGTTTATCGAGACAAAACAGGAATGGCAAAAACTTATCATCTTTAATCTCACCCATTGCAACTTTCTTCGCTCTATCAACTAAGTCAACACAAAATCCATCTGTCTTAAAACCTGCCGTACTTATTAACATTACTAATGAGTCTTTTCTTTTGGCGGCACTTTTCTGAGCATTACGGAAAACCATTTCATCTTTTAACAAGTGTATCTCATCTATGAATGCGAGCACTAATTCAAGTCCGTCTATTTTCTTATCATCATTAGGAACTACTTTAATTCCACCCACATCATTAACAAACTTTATTGGTCTTTCACCTCTTTTGATATTGGAATCATAAGAGTTCAACATTACTGCACCATTATTGAAATGTAAGAATTGATGAAGTTCAGGACTGTGCATAACAGTTTTATGTAAATCCTGAATTACTTTTGCTCTATTTTCAACTGTGCTTATAATTATTGATTGAGGACTTATTTGTTTATATCCCAAAAGGAAATATAAAGAAAGTGCAACACCTAGTGTAGTTTTGCCATTTCCTCTTCCCATATACGTAAATGATTCAGAAAATCTTCGTTTGTTCGTGCCTCTGATATACATTCCGAATATCATTGCAACTAGATATGCTTGCCAAGGAAGTAACTCAAGTTGTTGATATCCCTTATCATCATACGCAATGTTAACTAATGACAGAAATCTAAATATACGGTCTACTTTTTTGGTCTTGATCTCATATTCAGGAGTATCTTTGAACCACTTAACTACACTTTTAATATAATCATTAACTATTATTGAGTCATTCTCAATACCGTCTCTATATTCATAGACTTTCTGCCAACAATCAAAAACATATTTATAAATATCTTCTGATTCCTTATTCATCTTTGATTTGATTCATTTGTTCAAGGAGTGAAAGGCCTGTATCAATCTTAGTTGTGACTTCAAGTTTCTTACCTTTCTTAGAAAGTCCTAAAAGTTCAAGGTCTGCACGTATTTGTTTTGAACAATCACCCATTACCGTAAATGCAAGATTAAGAAAGTATCTTTCAGTGCCTGCAGGTCTAATCCCAGGAGTATCTGGTCCGGTAACTCTTCGTCTGTAACCCTCACTCTTAATATCTTTTTGAGTTTGCTTAAATATCTCGTAATAAGTTTCTATTCGTTCGATTGCTAAATCATCAGAAGTCGTGTAATCTGCGCCTAATGCTTCTATCAGTTTATCTCTTAATGTCATTTTAGAATGGTTATTTAGAGTATATATCCATTAAAAAAATGAAAGGATTAAGGAATAGTCTCAAGTGTATACAGGGTTAAACATCAGGGAGTTCAGGGTTCAGTGACCAAAAATGCTATATGATGAACGAAAATATTAAGGTGATATCTTGGCTTAATGTTCGATAACATCGATAGATAGCCCCATTATATTTGCCTGTTTCATTCTTAGCTTTTAAGAATATATAAACAAACGACATACACTAATGCGACTACTTAACCTCAACCAATACGATGATCGTCAACTCTTCTATCGTTCTAAAGAATGGAGAACTTTAAGACATATAAAGATAGGGTCGCAACCTTTATGTGAATATTGTTTGAAGAAGGATATACTAAAACCTGCAACAGAATGTCATCACATCATCGACATATCAGACGTGCCTACAATTGAGAACGCACTCAATTACGACAACTTAATGTCGTTATGTAAAGAGTGTCACAGTCGCATTACTGCACAAAAAAAGAGACCCGTTTGGAGTCCCTTTAATCTTAAAGAGTTCATATCTAAGAACTCACTAACAACTTAATATTCCTTTGTACTTCTTCATTACTATCATTCTCTTTTGTAAGTTCTACATTATTATGATAGTTCCATACAGTTACATACACCTTATATTGTTTCAATCCTAATGCTTTCATTACTAATGTTGATATGTATTGAATCATAACTGTGTCACTTGGTCTACCATTCGTCTTACATTGACTTCGCATTGTAACACAAACAATCAATTTATTCTTTACTATTTGAAATCCTAGTCCCATCATACAGGAGTTGTTTATATTGTTATTGACTGATATTGCTGCCTGCCTTGACTCCCTGAACTTATTTAAGGTATCAACTATTCTTGGTATTTGTGGTAGAATCCTGTCTTTATAGCAAGTCTCGTCTACACCGTAAGGTAAGAATAAGAATGAGTTGACTTCTTTGAAGGGTAGAGTGTAGTGATAATTTATAAGTGGGTTCATTGTTTGATATTACATTTAGCACTGCTTTCAATATAACCCCAAGAATTTGTTGTTTTACCTGTCCAATCATCTTCAATTTCTTTAATTTGTTTTTTTGTTTTATCGCATAGTTCTCTTGTGTCAACGCTATTTTCACCATTTACTTGTAAATTACAGGTGCACGTCCAACAATAAGGGGTTTCGTCTACTGGGTTAGTACAGTTAAACATTCCTAATAATAAGAATGAGATTAAGATAATTTTGATTTTTGTTTTCATAGTTTTTAAATTTATTTTGGTTTTAGGTTTAATATAATCATTGTATTTGAATCGATAAAACGTTGATTGTTAATGTTTTGTTAAAGAAATGGCTTTGTTCAAAGTAGAGTCTCACGTTAATACTGAGTATAGCTTTGATGGCAAGTGTTACTACTAATAGGGTATATATAGAATATTTAATAATTAAATTTATATTGAGTGAGCTTTAACTGTGTGAATTTCTCTTCTAACTGTGTGAGAATCTCGTTTCGAATATCCTCGACAAAGTATATACTATCGTGAACGGAAAGTGCTCCTTGATTTGAGAATTGATTTGTTATTGGAATGAATATGTCGCTTTCCTGTCTTTGTAATCTCTCACATAAAGTTGTCTTTTCATTTAGTAACATAGTGTATAATGTTGGAAATTCTTTTCTAAATATTGTTGTAAAAGGTGGTTCAGTTCCACCAAGTTTGAAAAGTAGTTTTAAGAATTCTGGTTTAGCGTGTAATTCTCTATCATTAATAAACTTTTTTACTTTAATGCTTTGATTTTTATCATAACACATATAGGATTCCTGACCAGATTCCTTCCATTTATTGAGAAACCAATTGTATATGTCATCTTCTACAACTATATTATAGAATCTATTAGCTTCATCTGTATTGTACTTAGAAAGCATATATGAAGCAAACAAGTATGGTTGAGATGACTTTAAGTCAATTGAAATAAGAGGTTTGTTATCAATAGTACAAAATGAACGTAATTCTCTCTTCATTAGATTGAAATTCGTAAATACCCTGTTACTATGATCGCCTTTTATAGAAATAATACGTTTATCATTAAGGTCTAATACATACCTGAAATAGATACGTAATTTATTTGATGATAAATTTTGTGAGTTAATCCAAGTTGTAGCTTTAATTGTATCAATTTTGAACCTATCACTTTTTAAAAGATTGTATTGAGGTAATAAGTAAAGATCAGTTGGAACTTCACGTTCTGAAATAATCTTCTCATATAGTTCATCTGATATTTCTTCTTGAACAATGATGCTTTCTTGTTCACTAAGTAAGTATTCAAAATATGGTGAATAAAAATAATTACGACAAAGTCTTTTTTCCTTGTTGTATGATGTTGAAACAAGAATGTTTTTATCAATAAGAGTTTTGAGAATTATGTCTAATCTCCATTTTCTTTTTCCACTGACTGTAGTAAGTCCATATTTTATTCGTTCCTTATTGTTATTGATGTATGGCATCTCATCATTTTTAATGTAAGCCATATTTTCTTCAAGTTTTAAGAGAAACAATAGATAATGCTCTCTTGTAGTTGTTTTATCATAACTATCTGATAAAAGTTCATCAAATAATTTGATTTGATTTTGGGTAAATGAAATTAGTTTCATTGGTCACGGTATTATTTTATTTAAATAGCAAAAGAGGTTCAAGGAAACCGTGACGAAACCTATAGAACCTCTTTTCTATTTTGAAAAATATCTTTATAATCTTATTCACGGTTTAATTATATATTCATTTAAAAATTCGACTTTGTACACTTTTACAAAAAGCAATTCCTGAGTAACGAACAACCATAACTCAGGAATTAAAAATGAAACAAATTATATCTTTTTACCTGTTGCTGAGGTATATCTTTCTATATTATATATCAATTGAAATAAATTGAACTTTATTGGCTCAATGTCAAACATTCTCGCCATTTCTAATTTCCTGTATCTTATTATGCCAAATCTCTCTTAATTTTTCACAATGTTCTTTTTCTTCTTTAGTTCGTCCACGTATAGGATGTTCTAATGCATATTCAATTGCGGTATTATGTAATTTTTTAACAAGGTTATAATTTTCGTGACTTATATAGTGTTCACCTCTTGGTCTTCCAACGTGTCTTTCTCCTTTAATGTAAGGTCTATAATTATCGTCAGGTCTAATTAAGCCTTCTAATATTTTTTGTTTCCTAAGTTCACTAAAAACAGATTTTTCATTTCGTATTCTATGATATTCACTCATATCTTCATAATAGATGTCTGTTATCATAGGTGATACTTCTACAATTTTAACATATGCTGGATGATGAGACATATTCTTTTTGAAATTGTCTATTATTTTTAAGTAACTGTATAGTCTTAGGTTCATAGTCTTGATTTATTATTTTGTTTTCTCGATGAATAATCCGTTATTACAAATATGAGCAATGAGAGTAATAGGGTAAGTGCAAGTAGTGTCATAGTTTTGATTATAATTTTATTTCAAGTAAAGCGATTTCGTGTTGTACTTGTAAGTCACGTTTTGCTTTAGCAAGATGTGCTTCTATTGCTACCTTTACATCTGCATTTAGTTTTGCAAAGTCTGCAAGTAATTCTTCTCTTCTGGTTTTCATATTTTTATATTTTTTTAGTTGTTGTAAGCTTCTGTGTCTATCTGTATCATTGCTCATTATTTCTTTATTATTCTATATACATTGATATATCTATAAATTAAAGATGCCGGCACGTCCCATTTATTCATAACCCAATTTATATTCATATCAAATTGTACCATTAGTTGTATGTCATCTAACATATCTAAAAAAGCTTTTACCTCTTCTGGAGGTGTGCAATAAGGTTTTGGTATTTTCATAGGTTTATATTTTTTTAGTTGTTTATTTTATTTATACACGATTGTTTTTCTTCAAAGGTGCAGTCGTTGTCGGTATTTCTAAAAAGAAAACCCCGAATTCTCCTACGACAAAGGAATTCAGGGTTGTTCATACTTATGAAAATTTAGTATATTGTTTACCTGTCGTAGTAGGTTTGTGTTTGCTTATTCTAATGTCTTTTTATGCTTTTGATTCGTATTAATGTTTTTCATATTTATACTTACAATTCCTACAATATCTATAGATTCGTTAAACGGAACTTTATATGTACGATACATTGTATGGTGAGGAACCTTAAATGAAATTGGAATGTAAGTAGCATCATCTGTCATATAGATGCATTCTCCTATAACTTTCATTTTGTTAGATTTGAGATAATTGATTGTTGCAATTACTCGATTGTCGTGTTTTTCTGCTTTTTTCATTGTCGTAGTTTTAGTTTAGTTTATAGATTATATGTATCAAATCTTCTATTGTTTTCAGATTGCCTGTTAAACTTGAGTTAATGTATCTAATCTATATAGTATATATTCAAAGTCAAACATCAGCAAATGTGCCGTTAGTGTAAGGTTAATTGAGAGTGAATGTAACCTTCATATCAATTGTCGGGTCGTATGTCAACATAATCACATCCTTCATAACCTTGTAGTCAGTACTGACACACGTTTCGTTATTCATCCATTTTTTCTCTACTTTAGGTTTATCAGTCTTCCATCTTTGTGCTCGTTCTCCGAGGTTGAATATTATACAATCTCTGAGACCCGAACTGCTTGGATTTTTGAAATAATTGATATAATAGATGAAGTCATATCCATTCTGTTTCTTATACTTTAACAGATTGACGAGTTTGTCTACCTGTAATATGTAATCGGGATATGTAGATTCAAAACAATTTCGAACTTTCACTTCTACAAGAACTGTCTTCTGATTAGTTAACTTAACAATTGCGTCATAAGCGATGCGCCCTTTAGTGTATTCAACACTTGCAACAGTTGGTATATGTGAAAGAAGTCTTGATGTAAGAAACCGTTCATTAATTTCAAATTCTTTCAGTTTCTCGTTCATACCCAGGATATACATTATTTTGCATATCCGAGTCGAACTCGTTCATTTTAAGTTGGTTGAAGTCTGATTCGGTATTACGCAACAGTACGTCCATATCAAAAAAGTCTTCGTGATTAGTTATAGGTTTAGTGTTGTTAAGTATTTGATAATTTGGGTTTGACTGTATCAGAACTGTAATAAGACCTTTGTCGTCTATATCAACGTCTGCATCTGCACCTGCTTGTTTCATTAGAAATATGAAATCATTAACAGAATCTAAAATTGAGGGTTTGGTTTCCATTCATTTTGGGATAATTTTAGTTGATTGTTATTAGTTTATTGTATTTATCAATGAACAAAAACCTTCACAAGTACAGTCTATGTAAGTGAATAAATAATATGTAGTAATATATTTTTTTTCCTGAGTGCTTCATAGTCACTACAGGTTTTATTTTCTTTAAATGCAAAGGGAGTCTGTTCGGACTCCCTTTCGTTGTTTATATAAAAAGAAGCGGCATTTCCCGTGTCTCGCTGCGTTCCTTGTGCTAAAAAGGAATAAAAATGTGGAATAAAAAGGGAAATGCCGCAACTCAAATATCGTAAATATTTTAATTCCAAGCAAATAAATTTAAGAATTTGTTAATGCTTTGATTATCAGCGTTATGTATAATGAGTATAAATTACATAACTGCTGTAAAATAGTGTGTATCTGATTGTTATCGAATCGGTGTTGTTTGTTAGATTTACATAACATTAATTTTAATTATTCATTTAAATCTTAAAACAATGAAAACAAAAACATCAACAACCAGACAGTTCACTTCAGTAAATGATTGGATTAAATCAAACCCAAGTGAAGAAGAAACAAAGAAAGTTTTAGAACTGATTAACAAAACAGGTAAAAGAGAACTTAAACAACTTCTTTGGGAAAAACGTAAAGAACTTAACAAATTAACAAAGTTTGCAGATCAACTAAAGGAATGGGGGTTTAAAATATCAGATGACACAGCTGCAAAGGATATAGCAGAGAGAATCAAGACTGTTATCAATGAGATACAGGAACTTCAAACAGAAATCGGTCCGGTAATCAAACGGATCAAGAAAGTAGAAGAAATTGAAGAAGAATTCAATGTTGAAGAAAACGCCAAAGGTGTAAAACAAGGTCCAAATGACAAATCTGTTAAAGGACCAAAAGAAACTAAAGAATAATCAAACATCCATAAAAACCCGGTCTAACACACCGGGTTTTTTGTTCACATAAACTTATAACATTATGAAACATTATAAAACACTTACAGAATGGCTTCTAAGTAACCCATCAGAGGTTGAAAAAAAGAAGTTAATTAACCTTATTAATAAAGGTATTACTAATCCTACAAGGAAAGAGATTTATGAATTAGAAAGGTATTACCGTAAACTATCTGTCGGAGAAAATTATATGAAGAAACTTGGTTACTCACCAATCAAAGAAACACAAGATAGAATGAAAGAAGTGAAAGTTCAAATTAATAAGTTATCAGAAGGTCTTCCTGCTCCATTACAAAGTGCTAAGAAGAATGAAGTGGATGAAACCAAGTAGATACTAAAGGACTTGGTTTAGAGGGCTGGAAACGGCCCTCTTTTTATTTTAACAGCATTTTAACAGCCTAAAATTTGGTAGTCTCGATTTATTTACGTATATTCATAATACAAAATTGAAATATTAGAAAATAAAAAAATTAGGGCGAAAGCTTAAGGATAAAACTATGTCTATTATTAACTAAAAACAATTAAAATTATGAAAAACTATTTAGAAGAATTAGAAGAACAAAGAATTGCATTTGAAAAAACTTTTTGGAATATTGACCTTAATACAATACCTAAAGGAGAAGATAGAGATAGAGGGAGAGAAGACGTAGTAACATCAAAATCTTATTTTAATGTAAAAGAATTAATATTTGATTTATGTAGAGATATAGAAGAACTGAGTGAAGATAATATTGAGGAGCGTATTTTTGATATTATAATAGCAAGTTATAAATATGAAAGTCAACGTAGAAGATACTCTGCTAAAAATCTTAAAAGGTTTTAGAACAATAAAGGGACTTTATATAAAGTCCCTTTGTTTTTTAACAAACTTTTAATAGATTTGCTATATGCCTGCAAAAGGAAGTCATTTTAAAAGCGAAGAATCAAAAAGGAAAATAAGCGAAAAACTTAAAGGTAAACCTCCGTGGAATAAAGGCAAAAAGGGTACTGGTGGGTGGAGAAACAAAAAAGGTTCGATTCCTTGGAATAAAGATGAAACTAAAAAAACAAACAGTAAGTTAAAGAAAATGTCTGATAGGCAGCAAGCCAATGTAACATACAAACTTGGTAAAAAGGGAAATAAATTATCAGACAAAGAAATTGTACAGTTATACGTACTTGGACAGGCAAGAATGCTATTCTTAATATCTAATGATAAAAATGCTAAACGACCAGAGGGAATTTATTCATACGGTGAAATTTCACAAATGTTTGGTATATCAATAGCTACTATAAAAAAAATTGCACGTAATGAGAGAAGAAATATAGTAACAAAAGATATAAAATTATGAGTTGCATAAACTCCTTTTTCTTTTTATATTGCATAAAACTCTGAAAATATGGAAAATGATGTTGCTAAAAAGATTGCTGGTGATTTTGAAGTAGAAATTATATCTAACATCAATAATCCAGCATTCTTTGCCGAAGTTTTGAAACATAAGAATGATAAACTTGAAGAACGAGTTCACCTAGCATTTTGGACTAAAGTTGAACCTAATGATGCGGTTGCAAAATCTGCTTGTTACTATAAATTAGAAGGTAGTTATATAGGTGCTTTTCAAAGAATTCATCAAATACTTTTGGATAAATTTCTTGAAATGTATGGTAAAATAGCCCGGGGAGAAGAAGGTCCAATAAATCGAATTGATGTATTGCATTATCTGCTTAATAAGTATGATTATGAAAAAGGGGCTTTTTGAGACCCTTTTTTTATTTTATATAGTATCCTTTATCTTTTAGATTTCGATTTAACCTGAATCACCTGTGTTATCAAAGATTGAAAATGTGTTAAGATCCTAACTTTCCTAAAACAGTGTTGGATGGTCATCAGTTCTTAACTTCCACCTATCGTCCCCAATATGTACTGCTATATTTTCAAGTACACTAAGAATAGTTTGGTGCGCTGGTGTTGTACCGTTCTTTAATAAAGGCATAATATAGAGTATGATCTCATCAAAGTGTGGATTATATTTTTCTCGATCCTTTCTTCTCAAATAACTAATTAAATAGTAATTGATTCTAAGTTTAATGTCAATATGTGTCGTAAACTTACTATCCTTTTTAATAGTGTATAATTCTGTTTCTTCATTATAATCAAAGCACTCCATTAATAACGGAGTTAAATCTGAGTACTCTTTTTTAAGCAAATCAAGAAATCCAAGTTCGAGACCTTTAATAATTAATTCATCATTAATTTGTTCAAGACTTGCACCTGTGTTTTTTGCAATTATACCTTCTATTGTCTGAATAATAATCTGAGTAATATCCATACCCAAATTAGCTTTCATAATAGATTTGGGATTTCGCACCTTTCTGAAATTAATTATAAGTTGACCTGATAACACAGTAAATGGGTGTTGTCTTTTCTTGAAACTTGTTTGTCCGTTCTTTTGAGGAACAGCTCCTACATATTCAAATCCACAACTTTCAGCTGTTTCAATTATTAAATGCCAGAATTCAGGATCTTTATGCGCAAATACGAAGGACATCCACCGGTCATATTTTAAAACTCGATACATCTCTTTAATGCTTTGGGCAATAAGTAAATTGTAACTAGATTTTGATTTATTGTGTTCACCACCTTCAATAGCTTCTTGTTGATAATCATCTGGCGTGACTTCAAGATCGAGCCAAGATGTCCACATAACTGATAAATCTAAATATTGAATCTTATTACCGTATGGAGGGTCAGTATAGATGTAATCAATACTTTCTTTAGGAATCCAATTTAAATTAGTGGCTGTATCTTTAAGTATTGTAATATCATTGATAGTTTTTTCATTAATAAAAAATGACATTTCCCTTTTTGCTGCAAGAACTTTTTGATAACGAAGTCCAAAATACTTCATTACATCAACATCCATCGGTTTGGGGGCAATTCTGTATCTATAGTAAAGGAAAGGGGCAGCATTACCTTGACCATCTTTTGTGGCAATTTCTGATGTGTGATAAGTTAAGTTTACTTTAGTTAATAAACCAGAAAACATTAACAGTAAAGTATTCCTAATATTATCATTTTTCTCTTTCTTAATAATCGACTTCAGCAAACCCATCTGGGCCAATTGTTTGTCACTGAAAAGTTGTTCTACAGTTTCAACATCAGATGCCTTAGGTAATTTAAATCCTTTAGGATAAGGATATTTTAACAACGCTTTTTGAATTTCGTCACCTATTTTAGGTTCTTTTCTTATGTACTCGACTTTAACTCTATCAAATGCTTCAGCAAAATCATTTATTACTACAGGCGCAATTAACGATTTAACAATAAATATTGCCAAGGGATTTATATCAATGCTAATACCTTTTCTATTACACATCAACGCTTCAATTGCAGTTACTCCGCTACCACCAAATGGGTCAAGAACTAAATCATCCGGTTTAGTATACGTTTTAATATACTCTGATACTACATTCCAACTTTGCTTTGTAAAATATCCGTGTATGCCAAAGTGTCTTTTTGTTGTTCTTTTCTTGACCGGGATATCTTCAAGAAGGGGTCTATTTAAATAATCAAATTGCCCTGTAGGTTTCTTTATGGCAGCGGTATTGTCATATGTAATATTTTTACCTATTTGAAAACTATCTGGAGACAAAAATGTTTTGAGCCTTTCAATATGGTAATCAATTTCGACAAAATTGAATATAAATACAGGTTCATCAGGTGATTGAGTGCGATATAAAGCAAAGACGACACCGTTACAAAGTGCAAAATAGGTACTTCTTATCTCTTTATGGTAAGCGTAACAATAAACCTGCTCTATGTTATCTTGGCTTGTAACACTTTCATTAGGTGATTTAGCATCTAAAACCCAGGCGTAACTGTTTTCAACTTTTAAACAGTAGTCGGGAATATACTTAATTGGAATCTTTTTATTACTACCAAGCTTTAAAATAGGGTCTTTTAATGTTTTACTCCTATCAATGTTTTCTTCTTTATAACCAAGTTCTTTTAATAATGGAATAATAATAACTTCTCTTACACTGTCTTCTTTAAAATTTGGTTGGTCTTGAATAGTAGAAAAATTAACACTTGGGAATAATTTATCTTTTATGGATTCTGCCATTACTTAATCTTTATTGACTTTCCCAAATGTACAATTTTTTAGTAACTTTGGTTATTAATATTATATTTATGGAATTAAATGAATTTGTAAATAAGTCACTTAGAGCAATTATTGACGGTGTTGCTGAAGCTCAATCCTATGCAAAAGAAAAAGGTGCCAAAATAAATCCTACATATCTTAATTCCGAAAAAGCTAAATATTGGAGTCCTGATGGGCCTTTTGGCCAAGATATAGAATTTGATGTAGCTGTTATGGCGAATGAATCTACCGAAGGTAAAATTAATGCTGGTATTAGTGTCTGGGGTATAGGTGCAGGAGGAGAAAAAAGTAAGGAATTTGCAAGTTCAACTAGTAGTAGAATCAAATTTTCAATTATTGTTGTATTACCTCCACAAACTTAAAAATATTTGAATATGGAACCTTATACTATTAATGATTTCAAAGTAGGTGATAAAGTGTATCTTAATTCTGATTTTAGTCAAGCAATGTCAATAATAAGTATTGATGTTAAGGATGAAAAGATTAAGTGTTACTGGAGAGATAAGAATAAAAAAGCAGTTAATGAAGTGTTTCCACCTGATGTCTTATGTAAAGAAGATGATAGACCTCAAATTCAGATGACTCGTATCAGTCAAAGACTTTAATATCTTTTATCAATTGAAAGATGTCCCATTATATAAGTTAACTTATCACTTGTATAAGCGATATCTGATATACTACTTAGGCATAACTTGAGAGGACTTGTATTTCCAAAGGCATATATTTCTATATACATCAATTTATCATCATTCCTGAGTGCTGGTAGATGCTTCTGCACCATATTTTTCATTTCAGTATAACTTAACTTTGTAAAATCAATATTGGTTTGATTCACTTTTGAAACTGTGATCTTATCGACATACTTAAGAATGAATTCCCTTTTAATATTAAAATCAGTTTCAGTTAATAATGAAGTTAAAGTTCCGGCAAGATTCAGGTCTGAAAAAGTTTCTATCTCTTTATTTATAGCACTTATACTTCCTTGATGTTTAAGTATTTCAGACTTTATTTTTCTCTGGTCAGTATTAAATTCAGGTTCACTAATAAAACCATCTTTGAATAAAGTGACTAATCTCTTTTTCTTCTGTTCTTCCTTTTCAATCAGTCCATCATAAAATGTGATTTGAGATTTCTTTTCTTCAACCTTAAAAGTTTTTGCTCTATCCTTATATACTTTTAACATTACATCTTTATGTCGGAACAAAAGATCATATACTTTTTCATCTAAGAATTTTGATCTGATCTGACCGTTCTTACATTTAATCCCCTTGTCTTTCCTACCATAGCAAGAATAATAGGATGCCAGATAAGTTTTATATTGTCTGCTTTCTGTTTTGTACATTAATCCACATTCTCCACAAAATACTTTACTCTTAAAAAGATATTCATATTTTGTAGCATTTACATAACCTACGTGAGATTTGAAGTTTTCCTGAACTTTATTCCATAATTCTTCATTTACAATTTGAGGAATATTTATGACTGTATGTTCTCTATAAGTTCTTTCACCTTTATATAATGTGGATTTTAAGATTTTCCTAAGTGTATTTTGTCTCCAAAGTATTTCAATTTCTTTACCACCTTTTACCGTTCTTTTTCTACCTCTTAAAGCATTTCTTGTTTGAATGCCCAGACTATTTAATTTATTAGCAATTTCTCCGGTTCCAGTACCCTTTGAATATTGGTCATAAATCATATTTACAATCTTTGCTTCTTCCTCATTAATTGTGATGTATCCTTTATCATCTGCACTAAATCCATAAGGCATTATTGCAAATCCAATTCTCTTTCCTTTTTCTGCTGCTGAAGTCCTACCCCTAATGCTTCTACTGACAATAGTATTCCTTTCCATTTCAGCAATTGATGATAGGAGAGTTAAAAGAAGTTTTGATGTAGGTTCGTCAGAAAGGGTAGTGATATTTTCCTTTTTGAAGAATATATCAATTCCGTTTTGTTTAAAAAACTCAATTTCATTAAGTGTATGTAGTGTATTTCTTCCGAATCTTGATAATTCCCAACATAGGATATTCTTAACATTATTTTTAAGAACATATTCCTTCATATTGTCATATTCTGTTCTTTCAACCGATAGGTCATACCCAGATGCTTTTTCACCAAAGACTTCCACAACTTTTACATTGGAAAGTTTTGCATACTTTTGAAGGTCATCAAATTGTGACTGATAAGATTGTTCCTGGGTGGAAACTCTGGAGTAAATAACTGCTGTTTTCATTGTGCAAATATTTGATTTATAGTGTAAATATAAACCAAAGACTTGACAAGTAAAAACAAAATCATACTATTATTATGTTATGTCCGCCGGCAGCAGCAACCTCCAATGCACGTTTAACATTCTCCTGTCCGCGCACATCTGAAAAGTCAACATCGTATTTGTTCGCCTCACTGGCAAAAATCTCCAACAAATCTACAGTTACAGGTTTAAATTCCTTTGTTTTGTTGAAGAAAGCTACAACGTCTCCTAAATTTTCCATTCCGTACACATTTAGTCCTTCAACAACTGCGGCCTCCTTAACATTTTTCATCGGAACTATTACCCCTTTAAATCCTTCATCTCTTGCTTTAAGTGCAATTGGAAGAACTCCTTTTACGGGTTGAAGTGTACCGTCAAGAGACAGTTCTCCCATTAAGATGAATGATTCTATCTCATCCTTTAGCACCTTTTCATCAGCAGCCAGGATACCAAGAGCCAGAGGGAGATCGTATGAAGAACCTTCTTTCCTGATATCAGCCGGAGCCATATTGATAACAACCTGTTTGCCCGGCCAATGATAATCGAGTGCCCGGAGTGCAGATGCAATTCTATGCTGGCTCTCCTTGACTGCACTATCAGGTAAGCCTACGAGAAAAAACTGTACCCCGCGTGATACATTAACTTCAATTGTTACTGTTACAGCATCTATACCGTTGACGGCACTGGCGAATGTTCTTACTAACAT